TCAGAGTCGGGTAGATCATTTTTGGACTTGGAGCTTATTTTGGCTCCCTTAGTTTTCTTCTTCCAACCGGCCTTCCTCTCTTTATCGTATTTTTCGTCTTTCTTTAAATCGTGAATTTCGACGCTCTTCTTTTCCGAGGGCTTACCCTTTTTAAGTTTTTTTATCTTGCTGTCGTCGTCCTTAACCGCGTCCTTTTCGTGCTCTCCCTTCTCTTTCTTAGAGTCGCGCTTAAGTTCTTTTTTATCGGTTTTATCCCATTGCTTTTTGGTTTTAGCGGCTTCCGTGGTTTCTTTTACTGGTACGCACTTTTTCTTGTCTTTGCTTACTTCGTATCCGGGTTTGCACTTAGGGGGGTAACCAGCCTTTTCATTGGCAAGAAGACCCTCTTCTTTGTACTCAAGAATCTGTTCGCTAAAATCGATCTCTTTCATTCTATTAGAGATTACACTTATTTTCTCCTAAGTGGCCTTAATTTAGTGTAAATTACATTAATGCCGAAAGTAAAGAGTACAAGGGGTCTTGAATCCCTTGAAATTTTGGACGGAAAGGTGAAAGTTCACCAAAGGGAAACGCTTAAACAAAAAGATACCTTTTATATAGATGAACTTAACTGGACAGAGAAGCAGAAAAAATTCATAGAGCTATCCCTAAAAAAAGAAACTAGGGTAATTTTGTGCAAAGGTCCGGCGGGAAGCTCAAAAACTCTCATGTCGGTTTACGCTGCTCTTAATTTATTAAACTTGAGCAAGGTGTCGGATATAATATATATGCGATCCGCTGTGGAAAGTTCCGACTCCAGACTTGGCTTTCTCCCCGGAGATGCGGACGAAAAGCTCCATTACTACAATCTTCCCTTTATGGATAAGCTAGATGAGTTACTCCACGAAACGACAGTCAAAAAACTCCAGAAAGAAAAGAGAGTGTCTATCCACCCAGTAAATTTTGCTCGAGGAATGAGCTGGAACTCAAAAGCTATAATAATGGACGAATCTCAAAATAGTTCCCTTCGGGAGATTGTTACCGTACTAACTAGGATAGGAAAATATTCTCGTGCTTTTATATTGGCTGACCCAATGCAAACAGATCTTAAAAATGGAAGCAGGGGGGGATTTGATAAAATCTTTGATGTTTTTGATAATAAAGAAAGTCGAGAGATGGGAATAGAAACCTTCGAATTCACAGCTGGAGATATAGTCCGATCTGAATTGACAAAGTTTGTTGTTACTAAAATCGCAGAGTTGGAAACTATTTAATCTGTTTACTAATTAAACCAGCTAAAACCGAAGAGAACTTTCGGACTTCTCTTTCTGATTTATCCCAAAAGAAAGCGTGGGTTACTTCTTCTATTAAAGTACTGAGTTTCCTGCGTTTTTTAAGTTTCGGATCCACTAGAATTTTGGGATTATCTAGTTCTGGAGAATAACATAATCCATCAGCATTATAAGTATGATGGGGTTTTTTCCATAGTAGTTCGTACTCTATACCGTCCGAATTCTTGAATTTGATCTTTTCCATACACATATAATATACACTTTTTTTGAAAAAATGATTATTTTTGGTAGAATAGTGTAATAAGCTGATATGAAAGTGTACTGTTCAACTTGTGGGTCTGGGACCAACTACACCATGACGAAGCCCAAATTTTGCAGCTCGTGTGGTGGTTCTTTTTCCGCGTTGGCTAAAACTCTACCCAAGAGGGTATTTAAGGCTAACCCACAGAACCCAGCCGTGACCATTCAGGAAGAAGTTGAGGAGGAATTCGAAATGCCCAACATAGATAAACTTGAGGTGGAAATTAATGTAGCTAAGTCATTCGGGATTATGTCATTGAAGGATTTAGCTGTTGGTGAGGCGCAGCAAAATGATGGTTACATGAGGGAAACGGATCCTACTTATTCTAAAAAGTCTTTCGAGGAAGATTTTAGAAGGGACGCGGGATCATCTCGAAACCATGAGCGGACGCAAGAAACCTAAGTTCGAAGATTTAATTGAACAAATAGATCTAGAAATAAAAAAAAGAAAATCCAAGTGGAACCTAACGGCCCTTTCGTGGATGGACTTTGATGACGTTTCTCAGATTTTACGAATTCATATTTTCAAGAAATGGCATTTGTACGACATTAAGAAACCTCTTAATCCATGGATCAATCGTATAATTTCTAATCAGATTAAAAATCTTATTAGAAACAACTATGGGAATTATTGTCGTCCATGTTTAAAGTGCGCCGCCGCTGAAGCCGGGGATTTATGTTACATATACGGAAAGCAATCTGAAGCGTGCCCCCTCTATGCAAACTGGACAAAAACAAAGAAGCAGGCCTACGATGCGAAGTTACCCGTTTCTATCGATGACCATTCTCACGAGATTAATTCGGCGGAGTATTCTGGGTTTGACGTCCTCGCGATGATGGAAAAGCTTAATGTCAAAATGGAGGAAACTTTAAAGCCCGCAGAATGGAAAATATACAAAGCTCTTTATATTGATAACATGTCAGAGGAAGATGCTGCCACCTTGATGGGGTACAAAACTAATGAAAAAAACAGAGTCCCGGGTTACAAGCAAATTAAAAATGTTAAAAAATCAATAATTCAGAAAGTTAAAAAGATGTTAAACGATGGGGATATAGAAATATTATGAGCGCCAAAACCATAGACCTAGATGAGAACCAGCAGCTAGCTTTATTGAACGAGTGGAACAGTCGACCGGATGATCCACCCTACATCAAAGAGTTGATTGAACTGGTGTTCCCTGAGGTCCCAGAAGATAAGAGGGACGGAAGATCAAAGTACGGAAGAGCCGTAAAAAAATTCCTCGCCGACAAGAGCCTGAAGGCAAAGGTATCCCACAAGTACTACCCAAAAGAGAAAATCGAACTTACCGAAGATCAGAAAGAGTTTATATCGAATAATTGTGGCGCGATGAAACCTATGGAGATGGCTAAGGTCGTTTTTGATGACGCCGCCATTTCTCCTTTGGATTTGAGGTACAAGGTGTTATTCGACTTTCTCAAGACAATAAATAATAAAGTTAAATATGCTGACGTAACAAACGAGGAGAGCGCCGCGGAAGCGGGCTATTCTCCACCTAAGTCAGAAGCTCGTGCATTAGTTAGGGTAAACAAGTATGTTTACAATGGAATCGACAAGGACAAAGTCACCACTAAGATAAAAAGGAATTTGTATACCTTAATTGGATACATGCACACATTCCGCTTCCTTCATCAAATTGGTACTTATCATATTGAGACAGATCGAGAATTATTCGAAAGTAGTTTTGTGAGATATACATGGGATAAGCCTGACCTTACACAAGAGGAGGTTGACCAGTATATTGTCCTCTCTGCCGAAGTAGTTATTGCTTCCAATATCCAACGACGAGTTGAGAGATTGCAGCAGCTACTAGATCAAAACGCTGAAGATACAGAAGGCCGACGAATGGCAATGAGCTTAGTGGAAGCTATCAATACCGCTCAAACAGAATACAACCAGTGCGTAAACCGACAGACGAAACTTCTCAACGAACTAAAAGAAAAACGAAGCCATCGAATGAGCAAGATGATGCAGGAGTCCGCTTCCATATTGAACCTTGTAGAACTTTGGAAAGATGAGGAGTCTAGGCATAAAATGATTAAGATAGCTGAGCTCAGGAAGAAGAATGTTTCCAAAGAGATAGAAAGACTAACCACAATGGAAGAGATCAAATCTCGTATTATGGGGATCAGCGAAGAGGAAGTTTTAAATGGTTGAATGTAACGTTTGCAAAAAAGAATTTAAAGAAGACAAGAATCTTCATTTGCACATAAAGGCTCACAAGCTGGCGATAGGGGGCTACTATCACACCCAGTTTCCTCGGCATGACCTGCACACCAAGGAGCTAATAAAATTCAAAAATAAAGAACAGTATTTTTCCGCAGACTTTAATAACAAAAGAAATTTAAAGGCGTGGCTAAAAAACGTTTCACCGGAAAAGGCTAGAAAGTACTGCAAGGAACTATTGGTAAAAAGGAAAAGGGAGAAAGGCCTAGAATATACTCCAACAGAAGTAGAGCTAAGGACACTTTTAGTCCCTCCTATTTCCTATTACCAGACAATATTTGAAGACTACTACAAGTTGTGCGAGGACATAGGTTTGAAAAATAAGCTCGCTCCTTTGCCCACTCAAAGACTGGATGGAAAAATTAAATCTAAGGAGGAGTTCAATGGCGAACATCTCATCTATGTTGATTCCCGAGAGCAAAATCCATTGCAAATAAAAGACTTCCCCACAGAAGTTAAAGGGCTGAAGTTTGGGGACTACTGCCTTAACGACAAGGATAAAACAGGAAACTGTTATATCGAGAGAAAGTCTGTTCCTGACCTTATCGGAACCTTAAGTGCGGGTCTGG